CTATAGTAATATACTCAAAAGAAATCAAGAAGTTGATATAACTATTCAAGATCTAAAGGACCAATGGGATCAACAAAATGGTGTTTGTTTTTTTAGTGGTGTTAAATTAGAAATTTCATCATACACAAAAATAAAAAAGAACCCAATTTATTCCGCATCTTTAGATAGAATTGATAGCACTAAAGGTTATATTAAAGGTAATATTAGGTGGGTTTCTAGGGCAATGAATTGGATGAAAAATGATATGACAGACGAAATGGTTGATCAACTTATCAATATTCTTGTTGAAAATAAAAAAAGCCCCAAATAATGGGGCTTTTTTGTGGAGGTGATGGGAGTCGACGATTTTTGGACTATCTCATCATCTTTTCAGATGTCGGACGCTCTAGATGGTATTACTGTAGAAGCGTCTACAACCCATTAGTCTCTGCACCTTCTTCTTCCTACGAAGCTTGGCTCAGGGTTGTTTCTATTAAGAAGTTTTCCCTGAATTCATCCGATTTTCGATCAGTATTTCTACTGAAAGGGGCTCAACTTAACCCATGTCTTGCTCGCCATATCGTAAATGGACTACACGTTTATTTAATTGGTTCTCAATTAACAAATAGTAAATTAATTTCGGAAAATTCACAAGACCGCCCCTAACTGGATTTTCATGAGCCGTCAAGTTTGCTCCAACACTCTTGGTGGTGTTACACCTTAAGGACTTCTGTTCCTAGGTTATATGTCCGTCGACCCGAGGGTAGAACCTAACTTGGTTAGGCAGCTACTTTAGAAGTTGCAAGAAGACCTGCGAACTCCATGTTCTTATAAACGTTGCCGTTTAACTTTTACCACCATAGATTAAAGTCGTAGATGACATCCGACTACGTGCCCATTTACCATATCAACGCCAATCAATACCAGACACCCCCATATTTTAAAGAACTATTGCAAAGGTATAAATATTTATGAAACTTTCAAAGGAAAATTTTTCTCATACAATGCTTCAAAGAATAATTTATTTTTTTCCCATTTTTTATTCACCATACCAATAGATTTATGTGTTACTCTTATTTTGGTTGTTACACCAACCTTAACACCATCAAGGTGATTTTCTAAACATATTGGTAAATCATAAAAATGGAACCCTTCAAACTGTTCATTAAAAGTGTGTTTAATTCTTTGTCTATGAACCATCATAAAAAGACCATCAATCACAATTGTTTCTTTTAATTTTTCACTATAATCACCTTTTGAATAGTGATTAACATGTCTTTTCCCCTCATGTTCGTGACCAACAATACCATACATCGATGTTCTATCTTGCCACCACATTCCACTAATTAGATTATCTGTACCGGCTAAACCAATTATCCCATATTCAGGATTTTTTTCGAATAATCTAATAACTTTTGGTGTTATGTTTTTTGTTTCAAGAATTAAATCATCGTGCATAAACACAATAATATCATTCTGAGCATCTTTTAAACCATCATTATATATCTTAGCTAATGATTCACTACCATCATTCTCATAAACTAAAATTTCAGTTTTAGGATGAGAAAACATTTTCTCAACATGGTTTAGGTATTGATCATTGATCTTTCGTGTTGGTATAACAACACTTATTGGTAAATTAATCTTCGACATAAGTTGTAATTATTTGTCCGTCATATTCTTTTAATTCAATGACGATTGGTTTATTGCTTGGTACATATCTCTCAGTACAAATGGCTGCATTAACAAACATTGTGTGTTCTTTTTGTACAGCACCGTACGAATGATGTATATGACCAAACACATGTAATAAAGGTTTAACACGTTCCACATGGAACGCAAGGAATTCACAACCAACAGCTAAATTATTTGGTGTGAAATCTCTTATATAATTTGGTGGGCTATGTGTTATTAATATATCGGTATCATCCGGAATCATCGACCAATATTTTTGTAGTTCATCACCAAGTCTAGGTAAATTAAATGCCCAGTTATAAAACTCAGGTTGCCAAGGACTACCCCAAAATTTTATTGGTCTACTAAATTCTGGTGACTCGATTGTGAACCCACTATCCTCTAAATAAACAACATCTGATTGTGATAAATTTTCTTCATTCATTAAATTATAATACCAATCATAATCACCTTTATGATGTGGATAACGATATTCTTCAAAAGCAAAATCATGATTACCAGCGATGAATATTTTGGTATCAAAACCTTTTATATTCATGAACCATTCAACAAACTCTTTTACTTCGTGAGGTTTACCAATATTTGTACAATCGCCGGCATGTAACAATATATCACCTTTAGGTAATGGGTTAATGTCGTCCATAATTTTATGGAGACTGTGTGTGTCAGATATACAAACAATTCTCATAATACATAATATAAATAAATTTATTTTAAATTCAAAAAAAAACCGGAATTTCTTCCGGTTTAATTGGGGCCACACGGTTTTCACAGTAGTGCCATTCCACCACTTGGTTTTAATAAACCAAGAAAATTAATCTTTAAGTAACTCTGAAATTGCTTCAAGTTCCATTTGCGCTCTTAACTCTGGCGAGATAATGGCATTTAAACGAGCTTCAATTTCAGCTAACTCTCTACGTTTTTCTTGTATTGATATTTGATTTACTCTTGTTTGGAAATCGTTCTTCCATTCATCAACGGTGAAACCTAACCAAGTAAATTTATAATCAACGCCAAGTTCTTTTGCAGCACTTTCAGATTTTTCTTTTCGATCAATAATAAAAGCCATCATTTCCACAATCTTACGAATATCAGTAACTGTTTGTACGTTTATTCTATCGTGTGCAGAATTTGCTGAAAATCCGAAGTTACCGCCGGTTAACCAACAAGGTCTTTCTGCTTTTTCAATTGCTAATTTTTTTTCTTGTACCGAGTTAAATAACTCACGTACTTTTTCATCTGTTGTTTTTGTTGCCATGATTGTTGTTTTAATTGTTGTTTATTAAATTATGTCGGAAAGTGGATAAGTGGTTTTTTCTGAATTATAGATTGCATAGAAGTAACTTAATCCGTAGCCGACGTTCCCTTTTGGGGAATATGATTTGTATGGAAATTAGTTGTATGAAATCTACGGCTTGGAGCCGTGGACTTGGATTCGAACCAAGAGTAACCATTTTAGAAGTAACACATTCTATAGCCATACATAATGTCAAAGAATAAATGGGAATTACGTGAGTAGATCAGTTTGATTTCGAGTCAAAGTTTAGAAGTAACTCAACGTGTAGCCATTAATAAGTTTTTGTGGAAATTGTGTGTCTGTCTTGTTTTCTTATAATTGTATGTTTAGAAGTAAGACCTTTGTTCCTTTACTTTCACCAACTCAAGACCAACTAGCGGACCCATCTAATGTGTCGGGTAATTGGTTAATGGTTATCCTATATGGAAGCTCACGTAGCCACAAATAATAATATTTTAAAGAACTAAAGTAGTGGAAAGTGGGTGAGTATGTTTTCACCAAATTGAATTTTAGAAGTAACTCAACCCATAGCCACAATATTTTTAAAAGATTGGTGATTTATACACCCATCAGTTTTCCTGTTGCTTCATATGAAGTCATGAAGTCTTCAGCTTTAAAGTAAGTATCAACGTTTTCGTCTAAAGTTACTTGACGGCCTCTACCTTCAACGTGTAATAGAATTAAATCATATACACTTACCTTCGGTGGTTTAGCATATTGCTCAACAGCTTTCAACGTGTTTTTCACATCACCTCTAGCTGTTACCCAACCATCACTATCAATATCTAACATGATGTACTCTTTAGTTTCCAAATCAATAATAGCAATTAATGTATTAGTTGATTCAGATTCTAATGCTTGGCAACTTGAAATTGTTTCAGGTAACCAGGTCTTGTTAGATTCTGGGTGTTCTCTCTCCATAATACCGAACATACATTCAACACCACTTAAAGATCCACCATTAAAGTTTCTCACATCAAGCACCGCGTATTTATATCCACGATTCAACGCATCTTGAATATCGATATCAATATACTCAGCACACGCACCTTGACGATGTCTAACGTCGCCAGAGTGAACGGAATTACCAACACGAAGATTGCTGAACGATAACACATCACCTGTTTTTTCACCAACAAATGTTACACTTAAATCTAAATCTTCAGATCCTCTTTTATCGAACCAATGTACGAAAGGACGAATTATTTTTGCATCCGGGTTATCAAGAGATACTCTTTGACCTCTTAATATTGGACGTGTTGAAAAATTCATACTTCTCATATTTGTTGGTAATGGAATCTTTTTTAATTCCTCATCAATCCAACAATTACCTAATGATTCGAGAGTTGAGAATTTATCTCTAAGAGTTTCGAATAACTTACTATGAATCATTTCAACAGTTGCTTTTGGTAAAGCCTCTAATGGAGGTAATTCAGTACGTTTTCTAGCACCTTTAATCATTATCGAACGATTATTCTTGTCTTCTAAACGACCTTCAAAGTGACCATACATTTCAAATAAAACTTTATTTGATGTACCTTTTACAGCTTCGCTAAAGTAAGACATAATAAGATCTGTATTATCTTTATTCTCACGAATCAACCAGTCGATTCTACGAGAAAATTCACCCGGTCTTTGTGAAAGAACTTTTAGTCCGTCTTCTAATCCTTTATTGAAAGCATCATCTAAAATACCATACCAAGTTTTCACTTTTTCGTTACGGATCTTATTGAAAGCATTTGCAGCCTTTGGAAACAAATTCTTATATTCCATAGGGTGAATTATTTCTCCAAGACGTACCCATCTTTGATCTTTTAAAGCCATTTCTTTAGGATCACAATTAGTTTGTTCTAATAATCCTAAAATATATTTACGCTCTTTACGTGTGAATTTTTTGAACTTAAATTTATCACGTTCTGGGTTGTTAATCTTATGACATGACCAACGATTTGCACGAACTTCTTTCTCCGGAACTTTTGGTAAACTAATATCACCACCTGATAAATGTACTGCGATACGCAATACATCTGTTGGTGTTTTAACCGGTAATCCTTCAATTCCCATACCAGCAAGTGTACAAAGATTTTCTTTGAATGGGATCACATCTGGAAACACAAGTTTCTCACCACTTTCAACGAACCACTTAACTACACTTAAATCTTGTGGTGATAATGAGGTGTTAATAGAAATTAAATCAGTAAAGATTTGTGAAAATCTTTCTTGTGTTGCGAACTTGATCATTGTGTATTTGATCTTTTCGAACTTAATTTCTTTTTCGTAAATAACTGTTGATGGTTCCCAATCTCCATTTGACCAATAGTGGAGAATTGCATTAATATACAATTCGAAATCAGAAATTGACATAACTTCTTGTGGGAAATTCTTGTACAATGGTTGATAATTACGTTTACCACCGGTAACATCTCTCAAATATGAAATTACTTCATCGTTGAAATTTGTAATGAATGATAAATCTGATTTTGCTAATTCTGTAAAAGCATCTTGGTCAAGCATATAACCCCACTGCATTAAGTGAGATTGAACTGTAGCAACTTCGATTCTATTATCCATCCCGTCGTTAGATGGTGCTACAAGACCTTTTTGAAGAGCGACGATATTCTTAGTCAACTTCATGTTGTTAAATTTTGTTGTTAATATGTTGTTTTATTGTTGTTAAAATTAAGAATGAGAATTTAATGTTCCCATTCTTAATTCTTTTACAAAGATAGCTATTTTTTTTCAAAAGTCAATAGCATTTATGTTTTTTTTAAAAAAAAATTAAATTCTCACCAAATGGTTTGCGGCATATGTTGTTAACGCACCCAAATGTTTATATCTTACCTTATATCCCATACCTTCAACCAAACCAACGGCTTGTCTTAAAACAGAATTTGATTTAAATTTAGGATCTGGGTTAAGATCAATATCAATCCATGTTGCTTTAGGTAAACCATTTTCTTTCATCCATTCGGCAATCTCAATCGATCTCCAAACTTCACTTAACAATCTAGATGGCGTATTATATTCCATCGGTGTTGTTTCGCGGTTACATAAAACGTGTGCACCCTTTCCTGGTGTATATAATGCAATTACAACACCATAAATGGTTTTTTTATTTCCATAACATTGTGAGTCAGATCCGATGAGAATTTCCACATTCTCTCTTGTTGAGACGTATTCTCTAACATACTCAATTAAATCAGGAATATTAGTTCCGTAGAGAGTTCTAAATTGTTTCATTTCATTTCAATTTAATATAGTTATTTTGGCTGTAGTGGGAGGACTCGAACCATCCAAGGTGAGATTCGATTGATAACACAACGCTTGCAAGCTGGTGGTCTACCCCATATTATCAATCTATTTCTTTATCACCACCCACGAGACAGGTGGGTACGTTTGCCAAGGTCATAACTGAGACAACCATATTTCGTCACACTACAATGTGTGGAGAGTGAGGGGCTCGAACCCTCGCGGCTTTGATACCCTAACAGTTTAGCAAACTGCCCCCTTCACCAACTTGGGTAACTCTCCTAAAGAACTTTTCGTTCATTACTTCTTCTTCTAGCTTCTTCTGCTTCTTTATACAATCTAATCCAAGTTAGTGATAAATCAACAACTGCAAGAGCTGGCGCTAATATCACGACCATAATTGCATCGAGACCTGGTGATACACCAATCATACCAGGATTTTCAATTCTTCTATATTTTCTTACTAATTGAATAAAACAATAGGTAATACAGATAAAGTGAAATGTTAAATACATAATTAAAAATTTAAGTTGTCCCTCAGGGATTCGAACCCCAACTAGATGAACCAAAATCACCTGTACTACCGTTATACTAAAGGACAATTTAAGATGAACTTCGGACTTGTGTACCGAATGAGACCCTTTAATGTTATCACTAACCCCGGGTGTAGTCTATTCATCTTTGAGCAGATGAGAGGAATCGAA